CCCATTCATATATCCGTTGTTGATGGTATAGTAGCTCAATTGACCAAAGTTTCCCGTAACGGTTATATTAATATTTCCATAATAAAACAAATAAGTATTTCCATCGGGTCCAACGGATTCTATTTTATTTCCCAAATACCCGTCAAACGAAAATAGATCTGTTACTCCAGTATTAATAAACGTCATTGCATATTCTTCTGGAATATTTCTTATCACATAACTACCAATATTAAACCCATATTTGTAGTTGTCGTCGATTGCTTCTCCGGTCAAATAAATACTATTTTCGTCGGTATCGATTACGACTCCGTCGTATTGCGCATCTCCAGGTAAATAACTATCTACATCAATAATTCCAAAACTGTCGCTAATATCATAGTAAATTGTTTCTGTGGAAGATGGTGTGGTTTGTATTGGAAGATCGCTTTCCCACACCCTAGAATAATCGCACACGTCACTGTATTGAAATAGTTGATAACCACCCGCATATCCATGATAAAAATCGTACAGTGTTATTTTTCCAAAATCTCCGTACACACGAATCAACAAAGAACCGTGAAAAAAATCATACATATTATTATCAGGCCCCAATCGAGTTTTTTTATAGGCATCCGTTCCAATATATTTAAAATAATCCGTCTTTCCTTGATTGATAAATGCAATCGGATGATCTTCGGGAATCCCTTGAACGATGTATTGACCGTTATGAAGTCCATATACTTTGGATGACTCGTAAGATCGGGTTTCATTGTTATTGTTAAATGTGATAAAAGGCAAATCATTTACTAATTCAATCCCCATTTTGGTTTGAGGATACAAACATTCTATGACACCTTGACTAATATCTTCGTAATTTTTTCGTGTTCCTGCTTTTCCGGTACACGTTTCCGAAAATAACAATAGATTTTCCATTTGATTGAATCCATATTTATACGAATATAACGCACAACTCGTAAAATCATCGATGACATCGATATAGAAGTCTCCATAATAAAAACAATAAGAACCATCCAAGGTAAAATCAGGATCATCATCGTATCCGGGAAACATGTCGTCTAAACCTTGTAGATAATATTCGGTTTTGTAGGCGTCGTCGCCATATATTTGAATCAAATTATCCCTTCCTCTATTGATAATGGTCATTGGATTCGTGCTATCACCGGTATAAAAACGATACGTCCCATAATATAATCCATATTGTTTATTCATACTGTATCGATCCAATAGAATATTTCCCATGAATACAAAATCAGGCGGTTCCAGTACAAACTTGGGTCCATTCCTCTCCGATGCACGAATCTCCACGTGATTTTCTATACACTCTAGATTGGTCGTAATGGAGTATTCGGTACCGGTGGTATCTCCTTTATTGTTGTAATCCACTTCAATGATAAGTGATTTGTATATGTACGCAAATACATTAAAGGAATCTCCCGTGGTATCTAGTTTATTATAAATAAAAATACTATATTCCTGTTTATTTGCTTCTGGTTCATACACTACAAAGGCTCCGGGTGTACCTGGTGTACCAATAAACGTAAGTCCTTCTATGTCAAAAAATCGAAATCGTTCTTCGGAAAAAGACAGTTGGTATCCTAAATTGGATTCATCTTGTAAATCAAATATGTACTTTTTCTCAGGAGTGATCACATAATTCCCTTTCATATTGGTAATGACGAAATTGTTTACGATACCCACCCGTGCCATTTTACAGTAAAATACATAATCAGGATCCGTCAACAGTCTTATATTGGCTTCTTGTTGGGTTTCGATGAATATGTTTATATCCACGGATAGTAATCCTAGCTGTATTTTCTCTGCATCGCTCAAAAAGTTTGTCTTGATGTTTTGTCTCATTTCTTCCAAATTAGCTCGTTGGGTTGCATTGGTTGTGTTTTGCATCAGTGTATCAAAATAAATATCGTATCGCAATTTTCCCCGATTTCTTCCGCTATCAATCGTACCCAGACTCACCATGAGATTTTTGTTGTTGAGGACATTCAACTGAAATATTTGTTGATAAATATGAAGAGTTCTGGAGTTATTATATGTCAGTTTTTTCCTCATTTGTATCATTTTTGATTGAAGCATTTTTGTGGATACTCCATTTTGCTGATGAAATGAATATGGCAAAAACGACATGAATATATATATTCAATTGAATAAAAAAATTGATTAAGAATGTATTGAGAATACAATGCATACATAACAATGTCTTCGCTCAACAAAACGTATCAGAAGAAAACGGACAAGGAGCATATTTTGGATAACCCTGACACGTATATTGGTTCTGTTGAAAATGTCGAACAATCTTTGTACGTGTATCAAGATGATCACAGCTTTGTGGAAAAAAACATGATGTACAACCCCGGTTTGTTCAAGCTCTTTGATGAAGGTATTGTAAACTGTCGAGATCATTACATTCGTATGAAACAAAATATTAAACAGAAACAGCAGAAAAGCAACGGCGCTGCTGCCGAAGAAGAGGAAACACCCATGGAACCCGTATCTCAAATCCACGTTCAAATCGAAAACAATAAAATTACTTTATATAACAACGGAAATGGAATTGATGTCGCCAAGCATCCGACCTATGACCTTTGGATTCCAGAAATGATCTTTGCACATTTGCGTACTTCTACCAATTATAACAAGGAAGAAAAAAAAATCACGGGCGGTAAGAATGGTTTCGGATTTAAATTAGTATTGATTTGGTCTACCTATGGTAAAATCGAAACCGTGGATCACATACGTGGATTGAAATATGTTCAAGAGTTCGAATCGAATCTAGATGTGATCAAAAAACCGAAGATTACAAAGTGTAAATCCAAGCCATATACCAGTGTTAGTTTTATCCCAGACTACAACAGACTGGGGTTGGAAGGAGGTCTTTCACAAGATATGATTGCGTTGTTTCAGCGTCGTGTGTATGATATGGCGGGGATAACACCCAAGGATCTAAAGGTGAAGTTCAATCAGCAGCTCGTGAAAGTAAATGATTTCAAACCCTATGTTCAAATGTATTTGAGCGAAGATGAAAAGAAACAAACCATATATGAACAAGTGAATGAGCGATGGAGTTATGCGGTGAGTCTTCATCATGAATACAAACAAGTGTCGTTTGTCAACGGTATTTCCACAAGCAAAGGTGGTAAACACGTGGATTATATTGTGAATCAAATCACCAAGAAAATGATACAGCATATCCTTCAAAAGAAAAAAGTGAATGTCAAATCGGCGGTTATCAAAGAGCAATTGTTTATGTTTGTGTTTTGTTCCATTGAAAACCCGAGTTTTGACAGTCAAACGAAGGATTATTTGAACACGAGCATAACAAAGTTTGGTTCCACGTGCGAAGTCAGCAACGCGGTAGTGGATAAGCTGGCAAAGATGGGCGTGATGAACACGTCTTGTCAGTTGAGCGAGATCAAAGACAAGAAAAATGCGAAAAAAACCGATGGAAACAAAAACAAAAATATTCGCGGTATTCCTAAACTCGTAGATGCAAATTACGCGGGCACGGCCAAGTCAAAGGATACCATGTTGATTTTGTGTGAAGGGGATTCGGCAAAGGCGGGTATTTTGTCTGGACTATCGAACGTTGACCGAAATGTCATTGGTGTCTACCCCATGCGAGGTAAGTTATTTAATGTGCGTGGAGAAACTCAAAAGCGCATCAACGAAAGCAAGGAAATCAACGAAATCAAAAAGATCATGGGGTTGGAAAGTGGAAAGGTCTACACCGACACAAATGCTCTGCGATATGGGCGAATTGTCTTCATGACTGATCAGGATTTGGATGGAAGTCATATCAAAGGACTGTGTATCAATTTCATTGCGTATTTGTGGCCGTCGTTGCTAGACATTGATGGCTTCATTGGTTTTATGAACACGCCGATTTTAAAGGCAACCAAACCAAGTCAAACCCTCCAATTTTACACTCAAGGTGATTATGAAAAATGGAAAGCGGATCATAATAATGGCAAGGGATTTAAGATAAAGTATTACAAGGGATTGGGCACGAGCACGTCCAAAGAGTTCAAAGAATATTTCAAAGAAAAACGGGTGGTGTCCTTTGTTCAAAAAGAACAAGACACGACTCTCATTGACAAGGTGTTCAACAAAACAAAAGCAGACGAACGAAAACAATGGTTGGGAAAGTATGACCGGGAGCGTTATTTGGATGTTCAGCACAAGGTGATTTCCTACGAAGATTTCATCGACAATGAATTGATTCACTTCTCTAAATATGATTGTGATCGGTCCATTCCAAATGGCGTGGATGGTTTGAAATTATCTCAGCGTAAGATTTTGTTCAGTGCATTCAAGAAGAAATTGCACCATGAAATCAAGGTCGCGCAGTTTAGTGGATATGTATCAGAGCAATCGGGATATCATCATGGAGAGGCGAGTTTGAATGGCGCCATTGTGAACATGGCGCAAGATTTTGTGGGTTCCAATAATATTCATCTATTGCTTCCCAATGGGCAATTTGGAACACGATTGCAAGGCGGAAAGGACAGCGCATCGGAGAGGTACATTTTCACGCGACTGAATCCGATTACGCGTCTCCTGTTTCGCAAAGAAGACGACTGTGTACTACAGTACTTGGATGATGATGGACTGAGCGTGGAGCCGATTTACTATGTTCCGATTATTCCCATGGTACTTGTCAATGGTGCTCTAGGAATCGGGACGGGATTTGCGACGAACATTCCTTGTTATGACCCCAAATGTATCATATACAATATCAAGCAAAAGATTCAAGATCATGGAACACTCATGGATCTCGTTCCCTATTACCGCGGATTCAAAGGGTCGATTACGTCCCACGGAACACACAAGTATGTCACTCATGGACGGTATACCGTAAAAAATGATACGACGCTTGTCATTGAAGAACTGCCGATTGGATTATGGAACGAAACGTATTTGACCTATTTGGAAAAGTGCGTGGAAACAAAGAAACGAGGACTGAAGGATTACAAAGATTTGTCTACGGACAAGGATATTTACATGGAACTAATCTTTTCGTCATGTGTTGATTTGAATGATGACAAAACACTGGATAAGATTATAGATGATTTCAAGTTGTCAACGTCCTTGAGCACAGGCAACATGTATTTGTTTGACAAAGACGAAGCGTTGGTCAAATACGAAAGCGCAAATGCGATCATCGATGATTTCGTTGAAACCCGTCTCATGTATTATGACAAGCGGAAAGCGAAGCAAATTGAAGACATGGAACGTATGCTGGTTCTTTATTCGAACAAGTACACGTTTATCATGGAGCTCCTCAACGACACATTGGATTTGCGAAAGAAAAAATCAAACGAGATTGAGACAATCTTGACAGAAAAGGATTATGACAAGATTGAGAACAGTTATCATTATTTGGTCAAGATGCCCATGGACATGGTGAACGAAGAAAATGTTGAGAAACTAAAACACGAGTTTGATTCGACGAAGCAATCCTTGGAAGAACTGAAAAATACGACGACGGTTTCCATGTATTATAAAGAATTGTGTGAATTAGAGGAAACGATTTAATTCTACCGTTTTATCCACCGAAAATCGTATGGGGCGATCCATGGGTTTAGGCAACGAGGATATATCTTCTTTGTATTTTAAATAGGATATCAGTTCGCTGTATACTTGAGGGACGCAAAAATCAAGGACCATCTTATTTAAGGTTTCAATTTGTTCTTTGATGTTATGATCTTGATGTAAAGCATATTGTAAATAAAAAGAACGCATAATCATTTTTAATTGGTCATAATTTTGTTTATCAATGATATGCTTTTTATTGGTTTTACGATAAATATCCGCACGAATGGCGTTTTGAATGATTTCAATGTTTTCGAGGGAAAAGAAGGAAGTGCTCAGGAGGGATGGAGACAACATATATTTGGTTGCATTTGAATAATTTGTTTTTTCGTTTTTTGCGATCATATCTTGAATAAAAAAGGGAGTGCCGTTTTCTTGTGCGTCTAATCGAACTCGTCCATTTTCTTGAGATGTCACCGCAAAGGTTGGATCGATCACGTAGGATGTTGAAATATCCGTGGAATGATTCATTTTAATATATACCCTATATATTATATATATAAAAGATGAACTTTTATAAACTAATTTGTGTGATCGCACTGGTTCTTTTGATTGCATGTTTGGCGGTGGTCGGCGTTGCCTTACAAACGTCTTCTAAGGATGTATTGTTTCCTCCCAATGTATCCGACTGCCCCGATCATTATGTGAAGGACAGCAATGGAAATTGCGTGAACGCAAAGGAGTTGGGGACAAATGTTGGTGACTGTAGTAGCTTTAATTTCGACAGCAGCGGAAATTATTCCAATCCGGGGATGGGGCCAACCAGCGGAATGTGTTATAAAAAGAAATGGGCCAATAATTGTGGTGTTAATTGGGATGGCATCACAAATAACGGTTCTGTATGCTATCAAACCATCGAATAAAGAGACAAAATAAGTATTTAAAATCAATCCTACTACATAATTATGTCTATGATTGATTTCGAGTTATATGTAAAGACCATACGTTCGTTGTATATTTATGGGAAAACCAAAAGTGGAAAAACAACCTCTGCTTTGGAGTTTGTGAAGAATCATCAATATGATTACAATTATGTCACGATTCAACAGATTAAAAACGAGAACGATTTTACGAAACTAATGGAGTCGCAAAATGTATACAACATGTTCTTTCAAAAACCGAGTCAGCAAAACAAGCGCATCAAGAAAGTGATCATCGTGGATAACATTGACTATTTACAAAACGGAGACAAGAAAATCTTGAATATGCTGGTGAAGTCCTTTTCGAACTATTTTAACACTTATAAACACATTTTCTTCATTTTTATAGGCACCAATGAATCCGATAAAAAGGTATTGGAATTGATGGGGCAAATGGAGGAAAAGGTGCGTTGCGTTCCTTTGGTGGAAGTGGATTACGACAAGGCCATGAAGAAGGTCGTGAAGGAGTATTTGTGTCGCGATTCGTCCGTATCCGTTCGTGGATTATGTGACAAAAACATTATTGCGCTGTGTTATCACGAGAATATTATCAACCACATCCAACAAAACACCCACTATTATGAAGAGTTTTTGAACCAATTTTGCCACGGCGATTATTATGATCGTTTGTCGTTTCAGAAGCAATTATGGCAGTTTAACGAAATGACGTTTCATTTGAAGGTCGTCAACAACCATCATTTGTTGAAATCGTATGCGTTTCCTGAAACGATCCAAGACGAACAAGAGGTATTGTTTACGAAGATTCTGACAAAGTTTAGCAATGAATATTCAAATCTAAACTTTTTGATTGGTCTGTGTCGGAAATTGAATTGCCAAAAAGAAGAGTTGTTTGAGATCGTGCAAAAGGGAGAAAAGCATCCTGGAATCAATACGCAAGAAAAGAAGCGATTGGGGAAGTTGATGGG